ATTGCGTAATTGATACAGGAGACTCCTTCTTCCGCTGCCCGGCCCCTTTTTTAAAAAGCGGGTGTGCCCGGGTTAGTTTCGTATTGCCTTTTTTCAGTTCGTGCAATGAGTTTATTTTCAGGATAGGTAGCCAAAGTATCACCTCCTGCTACATTCTTCGACAAATGAGAGGAAAAACCTTCCTAGCGGAGAATGAGTTGGTAGGGAGGTGATGGGCATGGGTTATTTTAAAGAAAGTTTGATTAATGATTCGGTGGATAAAGATCCACAAAGGTATTGTAAGAATTGTGATCAACAGGTAAGCGATAAAGAATACTACGATAACAAAGGAATCTGCAATGAATGCAAGAGCGCTTCTGAATGAGGCGCTTTTTATTTTGCCTTGGAGGTGGGTGATAGATATGGAAATACGAAAAGTACCAGTCAGTAGTATTAATCCGGCGCCATACAACCCGCGTGTGGATTTACGGCCCGGAGATCCGGAATACGAGAAGCTGAAGCGTTCCATCACAGAATTCGGCTATGTCGAGCCGCTTGTCTGGAATGAACGTACCGGCAATCTTGTGGGCGGCCACCAACGTTTTAAGATTCTGCTTGAGCAAGGCCATACAGAAATCGAAGTATCTGTGGTTAACCTGGAGAAAGCGCGTGAGAAGGCGCTAAACATCGCGCTTAATAAAATTAGTGGTCGATGGGACGAGGAGAAGCTGGCTATCTTGCTGCAGGAATTGGCTGAGAGTGAAATTGGCATCGAGCTGACCGGATTCGATGGTGAGGAACTCGAAGCCCTTCTCTCTGCTTTACCTGCTGACACAGAACCGGATGAGCCAGTCGTCGACGATGAATATGACGTGCAGGCTGTGCTGGATTCTATCACAGAGCCAGAAACAAGATATGGCGATGTGTGGCGCTTAGGCAGGCACTTGCTCGTCTGTGGCGATGCTACACGTTTAGAAGATGTGCAGCGGCTTATACAGGGAAAGAAAGCGAATCTGGTAGTTACGGACCCACCATATAATGTAGCCGTAGAAAGTGACTCAGAACGCTTGGCTGCAGACGGCCGGGAATCAATTTTAAATGACGACATGTCTGATGAGGAGTTCATTACATTCCTGAATCAAATATTTGTGAACTACGCCGCGATCATGGAACCGAACGCGGCGATTTATATTTTTCACCCGTCTTCCTATCAGCGAGAGTTTGAGAACGCGATGAATGCCGCTGGAATTGTAACGCGTTCACAGTGTATCTGGGTGAAAAACGCACCGAGCTTTGGGTGGGCACAGTACCGATATAAGCACGAGCCAGTATTTTATGCACACATCAAAGAGAAAGCGCCAGCCTGGTATGGCGATCGAAAGCAAATGACGGTGTGGAAGGCCGGGCTACCGGTTGAGATTCCTGAACCGGAAACCGTATGGGAAGTGTCGCGTGGCGATGTGACGAAGTACGTTCATCCGACGCAGAAGCCGTTGGATTTGTTGGCCATTCCGATTGGTAACAGCAGCAAGAAAGGAGATATTATTGTGGACTTCTTTGGTGGCAGTGGTTCGACGCTTATGACATGCGAACAGATGGGACGTGAATGCCGGACGCTTGAACTGGACCCGGTATTTTGTGATGTGATTAAGCAGCGATTCTACGAAGCAACCGGTATTGAGCCGATACTCGTTTCTCGCATCGATGAAGTGGCATAGCGCCTGAAAAGCAAAAGGAGGACGCTGCAAACGCCCTCCTGATAAGATGCCGGGTACACCCCCGACGAAGGATAGCAGAACACCGTGGCCACGGAAGGGAAAGCTGCTATCCTGTTTCCATTTTACATGGAACTCGGGGGTATATTCAATGAAAAATACGAACGAATATTCCTGTTTTAATGATGGGGAAAATCTGTTGCTGCAGCATGAAATAGAGACGATGGAAAGCATTATGGAGTCGAAGTCAAAGTATCGAAAAATCATCCATGCCGGTATTGCACGCTGGGTGAAAGACTTCCAGGAAGGCAGGATTGAAATTAAAACGGTCGATGATTTGAAGAAATTGATTGAAATTGATTTGGAGCTGCAGCGAGATGACTTATAAAAACAAACTCAACTCAAACCAGATTATGGAGGTGGGTGAAATGTAGTGGGACGAGAAAGAAATCCGAATCGAAGAAAAGCGTTTGAAATGTGGAAAGAGAGTGGCGGAACGTTAAGTTTAAAGGATATTGCCGCTGCTTTAGGCGTAGCTGATGGAACGGTCCGAGGATGGAAGAACAAAGATAACTGGGAAGAAAGATTAAATGGAACGTTCCAATCAGAAAAACGGAACGCTCTAAAAAATACGAAACGTTCCAAAAGGAAAGGAGCCCCACCTGGAAATAAAAACGCAATAGGGAATAATGGTGGCGCTCCACCGGGGAACAAACGGGCTGTAGGAAACAGTGGCGGTGGCGCACCGCCAGGGAATAAAAATGCCGTAACCACTGGCGAGTACGAATCCTTAATGTTGGATTTACTTGATGACGAAGAAAAGGAACGGTTCGCTGCCATTCCTACGGATCCGCTTGTTCAAATCGATTTAAAAATCCGAGAATTGTCCTGGCGCGAGCACAGGATGATGCAACGTATTAAGCAAAAGGAGAACGGCCTGACAGAGAAACAGCGGCGTGTTCTGCAGGAGTTACGCAAGGTAAAGGATGCTGTTACGGTGCATGATGAAAAGAGCGGGCAGACAAAAGTTGTACCAGTGCAGCGTGAAGAACTGGTTACTACAGAGATTGAGGAGACAGAGTTCCGTGCTATCGACGATATCCTTAACATCGAAGAGGCTCTTACCCGTGTTACGGATAAGTTACTTAAAGCAATTAAGCAGAAGCATGAGATGCTTGAAGCAGATTATAAGCGGGGCATTGTCGATGAAAGATTGGCGATAGAGAAAGAGAAGCTCCATCTCTTGAAGAAATCAGACCAAGATGAGCGGCCTGCACAAATTGTCGTACGGAGGTGGACAGATGATCATTCTGGAAGTTAATCCTTTTGCCGATTGGACACCGCATGCCAAGCAGATTGAGGTTATGGAATCTAACGTCAGGAACCTTGTGCTGAATTGTGGCCGCCGTGGTGGAAAAACGAATGTAGGGGCGCGTAAGTTCTTCGACCGTATTCTGGAGGATATCGAAAAAGGAAAAGGTCTACCGTACAAGCCGCCGAAGAATCTAAAGCTGATGAAAAAGCCCAAACCGCGCCTGGAATACTGGTGTGTGGCACCGACTTATTCCATGTCCGAAATTCAGCAAGAGGAATTATCCTGTGTAATTCCGGAAGAAATGCTTGAAAGCTGGGACCTATCCAAGAACCGGATATGGTTGAAAGGATATATCCTCATTCAGTTTAAGTCCGCTGACAATCCCAAAACACTGGTTGGTAAAGGGTTGGACGGTGCCTGGTTGGACGAGGCCAGTAAGATGAAGGAGGAAACGTGGTCCGGATATTTATCATACGCACTTGCCGATAAAGGTGGCTGGACGATATGGACAACCACGCCGGAGGGAATGAACTGGTTTTATGAGGATGTGGTACTCAACGGCCAGTATACGGATGCTGGCGGCGAACCGGGCGATTACCGCAACGATCCGGAATGGAAAAATTTTTACTGGACGAGTAAAGATAATCCGCTGCCGGAGCTACAGAAGAATATTCAACGCATGATTGAAACCATGCCAAAGCGATACGTAGACCGGGAGATTTATGCCCGGTTTGATGTGTTTTTTGGGCAGGTTTTCGAAGAGTTTAATCGCTCTATTCATGTGGTTCCGCGTCAGCTATGTGAAGAGAAATTTAAAAATGGTGATTTCGTCCACATTGAAGCCGGGAAGGACTGGGGCTTCTCTAATCCTGGCACGACCATTGTGGGTGCCATGACCGCAAACGGCGAGCTTTGGATTGTCGATGCGATTTATAAACCGGGAATGGAGATTTTAATTCCTGGTTCGTCTGATTGCTGGGTTGAACAGGATAAAAAGTTGATGAAGAAATGGCGCATTTCTCGTTTTTGGTGTGACTCTGAGAACCCAAGCAATATAAAAACATATCTGACCAATGGATTGCCTGCCAAGGCCGCGCAGAAGCATTTGAAAGAGGGGCTACGCGCCGTTGCTTCGCTGTTTCCGGTGAAATCGGATAATGGACGGCCAAACATTTTTATCAGTGATCATTTGAAAGAGGTAATACAGGAATTAACGAATTATCGATACCCGGAAGACGCGACAGGGGACAAAGCGGAAATCCCTGAGGGGGATGATCACGCAATGGACGCACTGCGTTACCTTGTATGGAACAGTAAAACGTTCCATCAGTTGTTGGTTAAGCGATTTAACATGATTCCGTGGAAGATTGCTGCATAGAGGGGGTGAAAAGCCATGCAAACGATGCTGATTGAGCAGTTTTATCAGGAAAACAAAGAAAATAACACATGGAAATGGGTGCTCGATGTAATTCGAAAGCATCAAACGCGGGATTACTCCGTTATGCGGAAGTATGTAGACGGCGAGCATTACATCCTGAAGCAGCCAGAAGAGAGAGGGAAGCCAAATAACCGCATTGTTGTGAACTTCGCACGGAAAATTATTGATTTTAGTACGTCTTATATTGCCAGCAATCCGATTCGCTATGCGCCAAACGCGGAAAAAGAAGGGCTGGATGAGTTTGTTGAAAAGCTACAGGCGATATTCGTTGATAATGATGAAGAAAGCAGTACGTACGAACTCATTGAAAATGGTTCCATCGATGGTGAAGTGTTCGAATACTATTATTTTGATGAAGATGGCCAGATTTGTATGACTCCGTTTACGGCAGACGAATGCATAGCTGTTTATGATACAACGGTAAAAGCCAAGCTTATTGCGGTCATTCGCTATTATCACGTGTGGAATGATGCGGCCAAACGAAACGAGCTCCGTGTCGAAGTATATGATGAGCATGAAATTAGTTATCTAAAGCAGGAAGGGGAATCCCTTGTGCTGGATACTTCCCGCCCGGATAATCCTTATCTTCATAAGATTACAGTGCTCGTGACGGGTCAGGATGGAAAGGTGAAACCCAAACCGGTTGTTCCCTGGACGCATTACGTGAATCGTCCACGTAAGCATCAGGCAGCGCGGGATGATGGCATGATTGAGGGAATGGGCGACCTTGCTGATTTAAAGAACCTGTTTGATGCGATTAACAAAGCCATTACCGGAAAGGTCAATGTACAGGAATATTTTAAGAACCCCAAAATCATGTTTGAAGACCTTGATTTGGATGAGTTGATTCTCTATGACGAAGAGGGCAATCTGATTACCGACGTAGAGAGAAAGCGGCAATATCTCGCAAAGATGTTCTGGACTTCCCATGTTCTTGTGGGTAGCAAAGCGGTACCGATCACATGGGATTTACAGGATCAACATGAGGAAAATACGATTAACCGATTAATAGAGTCTTTGCTTGACCAATCCGGTACGCCGCATCTTCGCCCGGATCAGGTGGGAAATGCGCCATCTGGCATTGCATTAAAACTCATCTTTTATCATGCAGATATTAAAGCCGGAATTAAAATGCGGCAGTATGGCAAGGGACTGCGAAATCGACTGCGGATACTTACGGGCATGCTGAATATGAAATACAGAAAGCAGTGGAACTATCAGGACATTGATATTAAGTTCAGCAAGAACATGCCGGTCAACATTGTAGAGATGGTCGATATCGTCACGAAGTTAATAGGCGAGTTATCGCATGAAGAACGTTTGGCATTACTGCCGTTTGTTGACGATCCTCAGGCATCACGTAAGAAGTTACTAGCCGAACAGGAAGAAGAAGCGCAAAGGCGTATGGCTTTAATGGACCCGCTGGCCGTGGATAATGAAGAGAATGAGGACGAGAATGGCTTACTGGGTGATACAGCATGAGCCGGGAAGAACAGTATCAGATTGATTTAGAAAAGCGCATTGCTACATACGCGACTCGTCTGAAAAAACTTTTCGGCAGTGTAACCAGCAGCATCATTAAGGAAGTGGCCATGCTGTATGCAAAGCATGCCGAAACAAACGAGGAATATCCTTCTTTCTTATACAGTGCCATTCAGCTTGAACAAATTATGCAGATGATACAAAAGATTCTGTTCGACCTTGGTGCGCAGGAAGAAGCACAATTACGGGCTGTATGGGGGGAAGAATACAAGCGAAGTTTATATCATCACCTCTACTTTATCGAGGAGGACTTTGGGGTTTCGGTAAACGTACCGATGCTAAACGGCCCGATGATATTAGCGGCGGTTGAGCATAAGTGGGAAGGGCGGCATTTTTCCAAGCGAATCAGGCTCAGAACCGACCTTTTAGCTGCTGCTATTGAGGATGTTATTACCCGTGCTTCTGTGCAGGGATGGGGCGTTACACGCACGTCAAAGGAAATCATGATTCGCACAACGGAAAGCTGGTCCAATGCAGTCCGGCTGGCACGCACTGAATTGAACCGAGCTGCAGCTCAGGGACAAAGTCTGGCATACCAGGCGAACAGCGACATTATCGAAGCAAAAGAGTTTTGCGCCACGCTGGATACCAAAACCTCTAAGGTGTGTCGCAAAGTCGATGGAAAAAAGTTCCCGTTGGATTATGATACACCGGCAAATCCGGGGAAAGAGGGAGAACGAATCCCAAATCACCCGAATTGTCGTTCGTACTGGCGGCCGGTGATGAAATCGAAAGTGCTAGAAAGTCTTGAGCGTGAACGTGCGTATAAGTTTGGAAAAGAGAGCGGATATACAAAAGCTCGAACGTATGAAGAATGGGCAAAAGAAAAGGGAATAGCCACATAACAAGCATCCCAATCAAACGGGTGTTTTTTTATTGTCTTAAAAGGGGGAAGTGAATTGATTCATATCACAGCGAAAATGGCTGATGGTCAAATGAAGATAGAGGCAGTAGGGCATTCCAATTACGCGGAACATGGCAAAGACATTGTTTGCGCTGCTGTTTCTGCTATTATGCAAACCGCTTTGCTTGGGCTGCAGGCAGTCGCTGAGCAGTACCCGCGGCATGTTTCTTTAAAAATCACTGAATAAGGAAGGAGAAAGAAAAGATGAAGAAATTCTGGATGTTTAACATTCAAAGATTCAGCGAAGGGGGTGAGGGAGGAAGTGGAGGCCAAGGCGGAGACGGAGGTGCCGGAACTGGTAGTAACGGAGGTGGTAAGGGCGAAGCAGCTGCAGGTGGTCAAAACAATGGAGGCCAAGGCAGTGAAAATAAGCAACCTGCAGTGTCTTTCCAGACGCAAGAGGACTATGACAAAGCTTTGCAGGGCGCTGTCACCGATTATTTGAAGTCGTTAGGCATTGAGAAAGCAGAAGATTTGAAGGGAATTATCGAGGCCCATAAACAAAAGGAGGAAGCCAATAAAACAGCAGAAACCAAGCTTGCAGAGCGGGATGCGGAACTAAAAACAGCAAACAGCACAATCCAGTCCCTACGGGTGGAGAATGCATTTATTCTGGAAGCCATTAAACAGGGGATTGACCCGGAAAAACTGTCCGATGCGATTCGCCTGGCTGACCTGTCGAAAGTAGAAGTAACAGATGGCGGAAAAATCAAAAACATCGATAAGCATGTCAGTGATTTGGTTGCAGCTAAACCTTGGTTGAAGGCGGATGGAAAGCCTACAGGTCAAACGCCAGAACAGAAGCCGCCGAGCAATACAAAAACAAGCATCCCTAATATTTCAGACCTGCGCAAAATGCAGCGAATTTAAGGAGGATAACGGTTATGTATAAATTAAAAATAAAAATGAATCTGCAGCGTTTTAATGGTACTGGAGCGCAATTAAGTAACGAATTGACGGGTCTTATTCCGGAAGAAACGTCGAATGAAATCATCAAAGATGTTATTCGTGGTTCTTCCATTATGAAGCTGGCACAGCTAGAACCAATGACAACGGCCACAAAGAAAATCCCGGTGTTGCTCGATGGTCCGGGCGCTTACTGGGTGGGTGAAGGTGAGCGTATTAGCACCAGCAAGCCAACCTGGGCGCAGGTAACGCTTACGGCTAAAAAGCTGGCTGTCATTATCCCAATGACAAAAGAAGCGCTGAACCGTGCGAAAATCGATGTATTTGAAGAGTTAAAGCCACACATTGCAGAAGCATTTTATACCAAACTGGATGCAGCGGCCCTGATGGGAACGGACTCTCCGTTTGCGACAAACATTTTATCTGCAGCAGTCAACGCAGGAAATGAATTTACCCGTGGCTCGGTAGCTGGTCAAAACCTTGCCGATGATGTAAACAGTGTAATGGCGTTAGTGGAAGCCAGTGACCAGGAACCGCGCGCGTTTACGGCCCATTTCGGACTTAAAGCATCGCTGCGTGGCCTGAAAAACTCCAATGGAGACCCTCTTTACTTGTCCAGCATCCGGGACGGTGTAACGGAGGACTCTTTATACTCCTTGCCGATCGAATACAGCCGTAACGGTGCCTGGGATAAAACAAAAGCAGATTTGATTGCGGGTGACTACAAAAAGTCACGTATCGGTATCTTGCAGAATATCGAATATGAAATTCTGAAAGAAGCGACGCTGCAGAACACGCTGGGAGCAGATGGTAAGCCACTCTCTCTTGCTGAGCAGGATATGGTTGGTTTAAAAGCAACGTTCCAGGTGGCGTTCTTGGTCGTAAAAGAGAGTGCCTTTGGTGTGCTGCGACCTATTGGGTACGTAGCATCATAAGATAGATACCCAGAAAGGAGAAGAGAGGCATGAAGCCCAATGATATCGTTTCGATTGTGAAGGGAAAAGAGAAGTTGCAGGTTACCCGAAAAGCGTTTGAGGTTATTTATGCAGGGCTTGGATACAAGCTCGAAAAAGAATCGGTGAAAGCAGATGACCATTCTGACAAGTGAGGAATTCCTCGGGTTTTATCCGGAGTGTGCATCCTGGCCAGAAACGAAGATTAACGGTGCAGTTCTGCGGGCAAATGTTTATGTCGCTGGTCAGGTGGTAGTGCCCAACCCGGTTCCTGAGGATTTGAAGCTGGCCACAGCGATGATTGCTAAAGGAGGCGCGGAAGAACGGACTCTGCGAAGCGTCTCCCAGGGCACCTATTCAGAATCGTATACGGATGTGAAACTGGATGACCAAATCGAGGGGATTCTTCGTAAGTATGGTAAGAAACCACCGGAAGAAGTGGCGGTGAAGCAAAAACTATGGCTGATTTAAGTCATTATGAACGCCTGCTGTGTCATTCTGTGACGGTATATGATTTACAGGGAGCAGCAGAAGACGCCTTTACTGGCGGTAAGTCAGAAAGTCGTGAGTGGGTCCCTATCGCACAGCATATCCCCTGTCGTGTTGGCGGATCTCCGGCACAGATACAGCAGCTAACTGGTAGGCAAGCGGATGCACAGGATTTTCTTTTGCATACTTTGTACTCCGGTTTAAAGCCGGGGATGCGAGTGAAAATTGAACAGCCGGAGTTTGCAGACGACCTCTATGAAGTAGGAAAGCCCGTGCCGGTTTATGGCGCGGAACGCCTGCATCATTATGAGGTCGTGATTCGTTTAATCGATGCAATCACTGGTCAGGAAGATGAAATCTAATGGCGAAAGTTGATAAAAGAGATCTAGAACGCCTGTATCGTCACGTAAAAGAGAACGCAGAAAAAGAAGTAAAGGAAGCGGTTGGTCGTTTAGCCAGAAAAGCTGGATATGGGATACTAAGAGGGGCACAGGATCGAGTTCCGGTGCGCGATGGTGTTCTGCGTCGTTCTCTTTCCTTTGGTCGCCCTGATAATGTTTTTGAGTTCTCTATGAAAGGGAGCCATGCTGATATTACCGTGGGTACGAATGTAGAATATGCCCGATACGTGGAGGAAGGGTTTACCCAGCGAAAAGGCCAGTTTGTGCCGGGGTACTGGAAAGGTGGAGAATTTCGATATGATCCGAATGCGTATAAAAAATTCCTGCAAGAGCGGAAGAAGGGCAATCATCCGAATCTAACCGATTATGGCATCATTCTCACTGGACAGCGTATCCCTGGGGTTCGTTATCTGGCTCGCTCGCTGGCCGAAATCGAGGCGGTTCTTGATGATCTGGCTTATGAGGAGCTGGAAGATTTGGCAAGGAGGTTGTTCCCGGATGGGTGATGATACATTATCCATTCGCCACTGGTTGTATAAAGTAACTGGGATACCAACGGAGTCTCTCGCTATTCCAAAGGATTTTGAACGGCCGATGTGGTTTGCGGAAGAGCCGATTCGTATACCGGAACCCTGCCGGCCTGATGCTTATCGGGAGAAAGTCACACTGAATATAATTTTGCTGGCAAAGGATGCGGTGCAATTAAAAAGTGTGGTAAGAGCTGTACGACAGGATTTAGCTGATCGAGGTTGGGTTTTACCGCTATTTAATGAGGAACGTCAACAAGTCGGCTATTTAAGGGAATGCCGACCAACGTTTGGGAAACCGGATGGCTTAGACCAGACGATGGAACTGAAATGCATGGTATATATTCCGTATACCCCGATTGAGTATGATCCGTTATCAGAGTTTTACAGCAGATATGATCCTGTATTACGTAAAGGGGGGAAAATAGAGTGACGACAAAAAGAGAAAAGAAGCGAGAAGCTACGGCTTTTAAGCATAAAAAGGAAGAGTTTATGAAGGTGGCAGAGCAAAAGTTCGAATTAACACGGACACAAGCGATTGCTGCCTTTTTTAATGCACCAGAGGAAATGACACTTGAAGAGGCGCAAGAGCTCGTAAACAAATTTAAAGAAAGGACGGTGAAGTAGATGGCGGGCATTTATCAACCGGGTGAGGAAAAGGTGCTCTCTGGAGCATATTCTTTTCTCAAATCATTCATAGAGGAGCAAACCACCCCAGGACTACGCGGAAAACTTGCATTGCCTATAGTAGCCGATTGGGGGCCAATTGGTGAATTTGTTCGGGTGCGAAATAAACAAGCCGCTGTAAATATTTTTGGTGAAGTAGAAGACTTTGACTTAATTTGGGCGGACTCCATTCGACCTTCTTCCATTTCCATCCGTCCGACACAGGTATTGCTTTATCGACTAGCGGGAGCAAGTGCAAAAAAAGCCTTCCTGATTCTTGTTGGTCCAAGCGGGGATTGTATTCGAGTTGAAGCTAAATATGAAGGAGAGTTTGGCAACCGTCTCAAAGTAGCTGTGCAGCCGAACCTTATGGATGCTGCTTTGATTGATATCTTAATTTATCTCGATGCCGAACTGGTAGAAAGCCAAACAGGTGCTACAAATGCTGAGCTTGTAGCTGCATTTGCCGGAAGTGAATATGTGACTTTAACTAAAATATCCGATGAACTCCCTATCCCGAACGCTGGTACAAATCTAGCAGATGGGGACAGTGGAAAGAGCGTTGAGGCTACCAAGTATACTGATTACTTGGACAAACTCATTACAAAAAAAGGGGAATATGGCGTTTTTACACTCGTGGTTGCAGATGCGGCATTAAATGCGGCAGCTCAGGATTGGACAGATGAACAGCGGTATAAAGGGAACTACATTAAATTCGTCTTTGGTGGTGATGCAAACCGGGATAAAAACAAAGCCGATATTATCCAAGCTTCAAAAGATGCGAATCATATGGCCGTTATTAACGTAGGAAGCGGGGTTAAATGGAGGGGAAAAACATACTCAAGTTCCAAAGTTGCTGTTTATATCGCTTCTCTTGCTGCCGCTATGCCGCTTAATTACACAATGGCGCTATATATTACTAACTTTGATGAAGTAACCGTTGAGTGGGATCAGGATACGGATTTAATTGATTTAATTGAAGCCGGGACACTGATGCTGAACAAAGATAATGATAAAGTCATCATCCAAGAGCCGGTTAATACTCTAACTGTTCCGGGGCCGGATCAGTCCAGTGATTTCGGTAAGATTCGTGTGGTTGACACGTTTGACAGCATCTTGTTAGCCGAGGAAGAAGCGGGGAAAGAGTGGATTCGTAAACAACCGAATACAAACAGCCCTGCACGCCGCGCCGCCTTTTGTCAAATGATGAAAGAAAAGGTGTTTGCTCCGCTGGCCGCTATTGAAGTTATTGCACCTGACTACGAGTATATGGAAGACCCTCTATATTATGGTCAGGATGCTATATATACTCCAAAACGCTCGGCTGGTCACTTTGTAGCTGGCTTTAGACACCAGGATGCACTTGAGAAAATTTACACCTACAACAAAGCGAAATGAGGTGATGTAGCATGGCTGAAACGTATTCTGGTACCCATGGCCATTTCTATGACCAAAATGGGAATGAATTAACAGAAGCAATCGAATTCGAACTAACAGAGGAGTTTGAAAAAGCACAAAGTAAGCGGATGGGTAAGCTGCGTAGAAGTAATCGAGTTACCGCTTCCGATGTTACGATGTCGGTCACTTTCGAAAGAACAGCCAATGTACAAGCACTCATCCGTTATCTTGCAGAGAACCCGGAGAAAAAAGTAAATTTCATGGGACGGATGGATGATCCTGTTGCCGGAAAATATGGGGTTGCGGTTACCGGGTTCTCTCCGGATTCTCTGACACTGGCTAAATGGGCACACGGTGAAATTGATGAAGATACACCGCTGGAAGGTACCGTGGATGACTATGAGTTTGTGTAAAAAAGAAAGGGGAATGAAGTGATGAGTCAGTTTTTAACGATGGAAGAATTTCTGGGTATGAATACGGAAGTTGATACAAAATCGGAATGGAAATGGGAGCGAAAAGACGTTGTAATCCCGATTCGCTCGGTTCCAGGTGATATTTACTTCAAGGCACGTAAAGCGGCGATGAAGATGTCGGTAACGGGTCGAAAGAAAAGCGCAGAGCGCAAGGTAGAGTTTGATGAGTTGAAGCTAAAATCGGAAATCATTATTGCAGCTATCGATAAGGAGCGGACAAACTTCCATCTGGACTCTGCCCAAGTGCTGGCTAAGTATAATAAAGTGGCGGCTTGTGATGTGGTACCATGTGTATTTACGCCGCGTGAAATCAATGATCTGTATGAAAAAATCGAATCCATTAGTGATTTCAGTACGGATGAAGAAGAGGAAGAAGACGTAAAAAACTAATTAAAGAGAGCCCAGAGCTGGCTCTCTTTTCGTATATCTGGCAGGAAAAAAAGAAGTTTCCGTCGGAAATTTTGTCTCTACCAGAGCGAGAAAGGCAATTTATTCTCGTTTCTACGGTTATGGAGATTGAGAGAAAAAACGAAGAAGCGAAGAAAGCGCAGAACCAGCGGCGTTTTAGGAGAGGAAGGAGGCGATAAGCGTGGCGGTAACAACAACGCTCTCATTTCAAGAGAAAATGTCCAAGCAGCTTGCCTCCATCCTCAAATACCTGGGAGATGTAATTGATGCGTTTGATGATGTAGAAGATGCAGCCAATCATGTAGAAGATGCGCTCAATAGCATGGATGATTCCGCTATACAGCAACTGGAACAAGCAACCACCAATGCTTATCGTGAAGCCGATAGGCTGGCACGGGAATTAGATGAAGTGGATCGGGAAGCTGCCTCCATTAGCTCTACTAAAATGAGAGAACTAGAAGCGTCAGCGAAAGAAGCAACGAAAGCCGTCGATGAGGCGGCTGATTCTGTCGCGGATATGGAAGAGGCAGCAGATGGGGCCGAAACATTAGCAGGGGCAGCGCTGGGTGGCGGATTGGCCATTACCGCAGGACTTGCGGGAGCTGCTGCTTCAAGCTATGAAATGAGTCATTCGCTGGATATGTTACAAGCGAAAGTGGATGCTACAGATCAGCAAATGATAAGTATGTCTGACTCAGTAAAAAAACTATACATGTCTGGCTTAGTAGAGACACCCACAGAAGCTGCAGAAGCGTTTAGCCGTTTCCGTCAATTGCTAAAAGGGACGGACGAGGAGATTCGTAAGACGGCAGAGGGGGCGCTGGCATTGGAGAAAATGTCAGCGGGAGATTTGGATCAAGCCAGTATTGCGAAAGCGGCCAATGCCATGCAAATGCAATGGGGAACCGATGGGGTAAAAGCATTGGATATGATTACAGCTGCCTACCAGCGTACCGGGGACAAAGCAAATGATTTACTGGATACCATTTGGGAATATAGCCCGCAGTTTAAGGAAGCGGGCATTAGTGCGGAGAAAATGATGGGCATGTTTGTGGCCGGTACGGAAAAAGGTGCCTTCAATTTCGATAAACTGGGCGATGCGTTCAAAGAAAGCTTCGGTATCCGGTTAAACAAAGCACTGGATGAGAATGCACTGGGCGCTCTGGAGAGCATCTTTGGAGAAGATAAGCTATTCAAGATGCTTGACCAGATTAAAGCTGGAGGAAAAGAAGCAGAAAGTGCGATTATGGCAATTACAGCTGGTATTGCCTCGATTAAGGACCAGAAGCTGCAGGATGATGTGCTGAGTAATATCTTCGGCACACAATATGAGGACTTAGGACGCGACGCTGTATTGGCTATGATGAACGCAAAACCGCTCGATGACTTTGCCGGAAAGTCACAGGAAGTGATTGATAAGACAAAAAATGAATGGATTGCGATGGCGAATGAAATGAAAACAGCCATTCAACCTATTGGAGATACCGTTTTAGAAATTGCGCAGCCAATAGCTAAATGGCTGGCAGACATGGCCAAAGGAATCGGGGATTTTGCAGCACAGCATCCATTTCTTACAAAAGTGGTCGTTTCTTTCTTTATGCTGCTTGGAGTTCTCCTGCTAATCGCTACTCCGTTTTTGCTTCTCATTACGATTGGTTATGCGTTACAAACCGTAATTGGAACCATGAGCGTGGCGATGGGTGGATTCGGAATCGCGTCACTATCTGCACTCTGGCCTGTGCTTGCTGTCATTGCCGCTGTTCTTCTTTTGATTGCTGCTGGATGGTGGCTTTATGATAACTGGAATGTTGTCACACAAGCGTTGGCTGCTGGGTGGCAATGGGTTAAAGATACAGCGATAGCGGCATTTCAAACGCTTATGGCGTTCTTAGTATCAGCATGGGAGTACATTAAAAGTACGGCTCTGGCAGCGTTACAGTGGATGGTAACGACGGCTACTACCACGTGGGAAACGATTAAGACAACGGCAATGACAGCCTTTCAAGCACTAGCCACGTTCCTATCAACGATATGGCAAAATATCAAAACATCTTTTATTAACGTATTTACCGGGATCGGTTCATGGTTAGACGGATGGATTAGCGGTCTTTTCAGTAGCGGTCAAAAAATCGTGACTACAATTGTTGATGGCATTATGTCGGTAGCTGGAAAAGTGGGCGAAGCAATTAATAAAGTATTTTCGATTGCCGATAAATTCTTGCCACACTCGGACGCAGATAAAGGTCCTTTCTCGCGCCTGACAGACAGCGGTATGGCCATTCCAGAAACGATGGCCGAAGGAGTGGCTTATGCCAGCAATGCATTACCGGATGCCCTCAATGATGCTTTCGGGAACGTAGCACTTCATCCGAACTATGCTATTTCGGGTATCCTTGATATTCCGAAGGCGCAACTTTCTTCTATCGGCTCTGGCTTGGTGGATATCCCTGTTCATGAACCGTATGCAACGCCTACGTATACACCTTCTTTCTCGCCTTCTCTTGTCCCTTCTAACGCTACTTCGTCAGGTGGAGGAAGTAATGCGGTGGGGGGAGGTGCGGTATACATTACGATGACAAATCAGCTTCATTTGCCACAGCTTGCTACCCAGGGAGCAGATGGACAAATGGACATGGAGAAAACAGCGAATGAAATCGCGGAAATCATTGCGAAAAAGCTACAGCACATTATGGCCGGCCATGGAACGGTCATTCTTGAATGATCTACCGGGGGTGAGGACGTTTGAAAGAAAAACATCTTGAATTCTGGCTGTCTTGGAATAACAATGCAGAGAAATTACGATTGCCTGTTCTCCCTCCAAAACTCTCTGTAAAAATGGGGCATACCTATTATGATATTGACCTGGTTTCTGTCGGCGAATCAACCATTATCGGGGAATCACAGCTAAAGGAATACTCTTTTTCCTCCTTGTGGCCGGAGATGTATGACCCAGGTTTATGCGATTATGTTGGCTTCCCTTCCCCGGAAGAATTTGTGGCTACCATTGAGCGATGGAAAAACACAGGCTGGCCGATACGTTTTATTGTAACCGGAAGCAAGATAAACACGGCTGCTACCATACGTGACTTTTCATATGATTGGGATGGATTTGACATTGAATACTCGTTGTCACTGAAAGAGTATCAATTTATCCATCTTGAATCTGTGAAAGTGAATATCGTTTTTCAAGCACCAAGCGGGAAGTGGAAGCCATTACCGGCACAAAAAAGCGAGAAGGATAAAAGTAAAAAGAAAAAGGGAAAGCGCCCAGATACGAAAGCGGCTAAGGTTTCTTCTACGAAAGAAAAAAGTAGCAAGGAAAAGCTGGTAGACAAGTATTTGGCGCGTGGAAAGCCTAAGTTGAAGTGAGGGTAGAAATGGGACCTAACTATGATTACAGGATTCATTTACAGAAACGAGGGCAAAAAACCATCATCCTTCCTTTTTCAGAGGCTACTTGGTCAGGAGGAAGACAGGAAGCAAAGCGAACACTAGAAATTAAACTCCATCAAGGGCGCGACAAATTTTGGCCTGATCCGAAAGTGGAAGAGGGAGACTTTGTAGAACTGGTCTCTTTCTTTACCGGCTCACCGCGCTCTTTATTTTCTGGTATTGTGATTGATTTAAATAAAAATGCGAAGGGCGATATTTCTCCTGTTGCTTATGATTACGGCTACTATTTGTTGAATAACGATGTCGTGGCTATTACCACAGGGGAGCCAGCTGATAGGCTGCTTCGGCGTATGTTCGAACAAGTAGGTATTCCAATCGGAGGTATTGGTTTGATGCCGCCTGTAGAAAAACAGGTGATTCGTGGTAAGAGTCTTTGGGATGCAACAGCTGATATTTTAAACCAGGTATACAAAACGCACGGTGTTCGGTATTGGTGCTGGATTGAGAACGGAAAAGCCTATATTGGCACCCAGCGCGGTCAAACGAAGCGATGGAAGATTGAGCAAGGCGGGGCTTTACTGGATGCCAGTCGGAAGCGTTCCATCGCTGGTATGCGGACCGTAGTAAGGGTAATTGGGGGAGATGACAAGTCGAATGCTTTGCTTTACGAAGAGTCAGATGCGCCCGGTATGAAAAAATACGGGAAGCTGGTTAAGGTCATCGAGGTACAGGACAAAAATAAAGGCAGCGCCGTTTCCCAGGCTAAGCAGGAATTGAAGAATTTGAGCAAGGTAAAAGACGAAGCCTCGATTTCCTCCCTCGGGATTGATGATGTCATTTCCGGTACAAAAATAGAGGTGTACGAAGAGTTTACCGAATTAAAAGGAATTTATACCGTTTGGTCGGACAGTCATACGATTCGGCCGGGTTATCATGAAATGAAGCTGCAGCTTCAGATGGAGGAGGCGGGAACATGAACGGATTTCAGCAATTAGCTGGCGTTTTACAACAGTCATCATATAAGAGCCGGTCAAAAACAGAAGCAAATCATACATCTCAGGATTCGGGTGAGCTGCGCTTGGAATTAGGCACTGTTCTTGTGCCTCCTCCGGATTTATCTATACAAATCGATGGATTGTCAGTCCCGATTACCAAGGAGTTTATCGTTGTTGCGGAAGACTTGTGCAGCCATAAGAGAAAAGTCAGCATTCGAAACCAGGGGAAAACGAAAATGTATAGCGAAAGCGTTGATGACTTATACCCCAAACTGCCACCACAGAGCAGCCATGATTACAAGTATATAGAGCTAAGCAACAGTGATTTCGAATTAATTGAAGGAGAAATTGAGTTTTTAGACGAGCTTAAAAAAGGCGATCGGATTATTGTGGCTTCTTGTGATTCTTTATATTTCATCTTGGATCGGGCGGTGAGATATACATGAGTGTTTTTCCTGAATTTCCAGAGCCAGCCCAAGAAACTCCACAGGAGGAACAGATACGCTCCTTACGTACCTATGCATTTGATATAAATACCGGGAAGTTTATTCTCCAATCAAATGGAAAGCCGGTCATTATTGATGGTGTAGAAGCGCTGGAACAAAACGGACAGAAAGCTCTTAGTACCGAGCGCTATGTTTTTCCGATTTATACCTCTGATTACGGCCATGAATTAAAACAGCTTATTCGCTCGGATGGTACCCGGGAATGGAAGCAAGCAGAGGCTGAGCGTTTGGTAAAAGAGGCGATTGAATATTTGTATGGCGTTGACCGCTGTGAAAACTTCGAGTTCGAATGGGTAGGAGCGAGTTTGAAGATTAACTATGTTATGATAACTGATGAAGGCGTCATTCCTCAGGAGGTGTATGTGGAATGATTGCGATCCCGACAGAAGAAGAAATCTTCAATCGACTAATCACAAATTACCTGGCTATTACTGGTCCGATGAATGTGGATGAGGGCAGTATTCCGTATGATTTTTTAAAACCTGTATCGTTAGAGTTTTATTATGCTTACCAATTTATCCAGGCTCTTTATTATGCATTATGGGTGGAATACGCAGAAGGGGAAAATTTAGATTTAGCGGTTAGTGTGGCAGGAATAGAGAGAAAACTTGCTACAAAGGCACGACTTACCCTTCCACAATTAAAATTTGTTGGCATACCAAACTCAGAAATTAGGGCTGGAACCCGATTCATGACAGAGGGAATATCCCCTCTGTTTTTTGTTATTCCGGAAACAGTCGTGTTAGACAGTAACGGTGTAGGCTTTGGCTTGTTGGAGGCTGAACGAGCAGGAGCAGCATGGAAAATCACAGCCGGTACCACACTTCTTCCGGTAAATACAATTAACGGTTTACAAAGTGTCGAATTACTCGGGAATTTGGAAGGGGGTACAGACGATGAATTGGATGAGGAGTTGAGAAATCGATACTGGCAAAAGGTGCGTCGTCGAGCTACTTCTGGGAATGGAGCTCATTACATTGAATGGGCACTCGAAGTTCCAGGTGTTGCTGCTGCGCGAGTATTTGAAAATGTGGACGGGCCGAATACGGTCCGTGTGGTTTTACTTGGACAAAACGGAACGTCTCCAGATAGTACGATTGTAGAAAATGCGCGCCGTCATATTCTTTCTCAGCGACCTCTTGGCCCTGGTGATGACGGTATATTTGTTATGGCAGCATTACCAAAAGTATTCAATTTCTATTCGAAGGTACGTCTACTAAAGAATTACAGCATGGAAGAGGTGACAGCGTCGTATAAAAAAGCACTACAATCGTACTTTACCGAACTAATGGAATATGAAGATGTAGAGATGGCATCAAGGACTATCATTCGCACGAAAACAGGGGCTCTTCTCCATAGCGTTAGTGGTGTGGAAGATTATGATGAACTGACTATCAATGGAGAAATGACCAATCAAACGATTGACTCCTTTGAAATTCCTGTAGTTGGCACCGTAACACTTGAGGTGATGATATGAGTCAGCGATTAATTCATATCGTTCCGCCTTATTATCGAAAAAATAAAGAAGCAAATGGAATTTTTGGTGCAGTAGAAGGGGAATCGGAGAGGTTGATTACTTTTGCACTGGATGTCATTCGCCAGGGTAATCCTAAAACAGCTACATGGGGGCTAAACCAGTGGGAGAAGGAAGTAGGGTTGCCGGTCGCTCCGGAAAGCGTACCTCTCGAATCACAGCGTACCAAGGTTATTGCACGATTGAATGTTCCTGACGTAATCACACCTTTTTCAATGCAGCGAATGATTCGTGATTATACAAAAAATAAACAAGCACAAATTGTAGAGTACGGACGTGAAAAACGATTTGAGATTATTGCAGACTTGGACCAAATTGCAGATTTTGAAGGCATGTCGCAGATGGTATATGAGATGCGGCCAAAACACCTCAGCTATTCAATTTCAGGGAGAGTTGAAACAGATACCATTGTAATTTCTGTCTCTGCGCGTCAGTATGATATCGAATATCCAATCTGCGGGGAATTTTACCCGGAGGATGACTTAGAAGGCCGTATTTATCAAGAAACTCTGCTTTTAGGAGCGACAGAACGCCATTATTCGGTAGAGTATCCTGTATGTAATGAATTCTATTCTGAGGAAGGGGTGTAGAGAGTGGCAAATGAACCAATCGTACAACCGTTACTGTTGGAATTGTTGCGCGATGATTTGAGTCATCACGTTGCCAGTGCACTTATCAATGTAGATGGTCAATTACGAGCCTTTCCTATTTTTAAAACCGCTGTACATGGTCTGAAAATAACGAAGTACGTTTATCTTGATAATACTACTCAAGGGCAAATTCAAAGCGCATCACTTATTAACGGTGAAGGAAATACGCTTGTACATAAGCCAGTCTCTATTACAAAGACAGAGACTGGTTTACTTATTGCCTTTGAATTTGAACTTCAGCTGAAAGTGGAGGTAGGAATGTAATGGCGTATGAAAAGACAAACTGGGTAGACCATGTGGTAGATCCAGGAGAAATCGATCCGGTTACCGGACAACCTAAAGTCATTCAGCAAGGGACACGGTTCACAGCTGCACGAGCCAATAAAATAGAGAAAGGAATTGAAGATGCCCATATTATGGCGGAAAGCTTGGCTCGGGAACTTGGTGGCAGTTTTGTAGCGTCTCCACCTGGAAGCGAACCAGGGTTTATTTTTTCTTCTTTCGATCTTACTGCAAGTTGGACGGCTGGCATAGGATACGTGAATGGTGTACGTTTCGAAATTCAAGCAGGCTCTATTGAATTAAACGCTACCCAGGGGCAGTATATTTATCTTGATACTGACGGAGTGATAAAAAAGACAACTTCCCAGGCAACGGCGGACGCTAAACTTCCCCTTTGGTATTTTGCGACGGATGCTTCTCAGGTCATTACTTCCATAGATCGAAGGAAAGCTGTTAATCTTTCCGCGTTCCTTAAGGTCGGGACAACAAATCTGGACGTAAATTTTGTCCAAGCCATTATTCAGCAGGCGGATACAAGGACGATCGTTCTCACTTACACCAATGGGGATTTAACAAGGGTGGAAGAAAAAGATGGAACAACGGTTGTGAAAGCAACAGATCTTACCTATACGTCTGGTAAATTAACAAAAGTTAGGGAAACGGTTGGGGGAAAAACCATTACGCAGACACTGAATTATGATGCAAACGATAATTTAACATCTGTAGCGAGGAGCGTGGTTTAATGGATGCAGTAACGCTTAGTCAGGTGCTAGAACTACTCAAACGAACAGGGAAAAATACCGATGCAGCGGGTACGACGACCCTATTTGCACGGCTTGCTCAAATTGCGGCATATGTAGATACGTTAGAAGCATTGATAGGAACTACCGGAGATGCGGCAGGTTCCACATCAGCATTTGCTCGACTGAAACAGATTGCCGGTTATGTAGACGAATTAGAGGCACGTATTGGGCTTGATACGGATACCGGGGCTACTGTATTCGGGAAAATCAATCAAGCGTTAGCTTATACAGATAGCCTAGAAACTCATTTAGGAACTATGGGCGATGCAGCAAACTCTAATGGAACTGTGCATGCAAAATTAAGAGATATTCGTAACTTTTTAGGATCAGGATCATCTATTGCAAGTGTAGTTAAAAGTGTACAAAGAGGGGTAAATACTTTTTCTAATTATGGGACATATACCATAACAATAAACCCTGTTAATTTAAACAAGGCAGTTCTTATAATTACTACGCTGATTCAGGATGACCTAAATTGCCAAGCGAATATTTGGTTGAGTAGTTCTACGCAGATAACGGTTGAAATGGGTTCTCCTGAGTATTTGAGGAAATTGTCTTGGCAGGTTATAGAATACTATTAAATGAGGTGATAATATGCATTTTTATGCTCAACTTAATGCAGAAGATATAGTTATAGGAGTGTCGCAATTAAACGGAGAAGTGGAATCAGAAATGTATGTTTCGATGGATAATTTTGATACTTCTGTTATAGGCAAAAAATATAACAGAGATAAAGAAATCTTTGAAGATGTACTTATTGTACCTGAGCCACCAAATCCCGATCCAATGGATGCTATATAAATCTACAATGAAGGTTCGACATTCGTGTAAAACCTGAAAAAACTGCCCATACTGCTCCTAAGAACCTGTATCGTAAAGGAGCGGAATGGTGATGAAACGATTAAAAATTACAAACACAC